ATGGCATCAATTGCAACAAAGCCCGCTTCACGCTCGGGGTCAGTCCAGACAAACTTCATGCCGTTTTCCAGCGCCTCCAGCGCCAGCTTCAGTGCTTCTTGTGTCATGTGTTCTCCTGTGGTGGTGTGCATGTGTGAATCGTGGTCAGGTCAGCAGTGCGCTTGCCGCACCTCGGGCAGAAGTTGCGTTCCTCTGGCTGTGCCAAGGCGTCTATCCATTCGCGCACCTGTGCATCGTCAAGCGACAAGCCTCGTTTAGTTGCAAAGTCTTTGATTGCATCTGCTGCTGGCGCTGCGTCATCAGCAGCCGACAAAACAATACGATCTTTGCGCGAGGTAAGGTAGCCCATAAAGTCAAACAATGCACCAGCAATAACAGTGTGCGCCACCGGCTCCTGCTCTGGCTGTGCCAAGGCTTCTTTGATAGCGGCGATTTCTTCGTCAAACTCACCAGCAAACATGGAGTCCTCGTGGTTCATACTTTCAAACCTTTCCAGCGCCTGCTTCAGTGCTTCGTCTTTAGTCATGCTTGTCCCCTTGCTCGGATAACACGGGCAAGAACGTCAACGCCGTACAGGCCGCGCTTTTCGTACCACTCATCACACACCTTCGCACAAGCCTCACGCTCATCAGCACGGGCAAGCTCAGCAAAGCGTTCAAGCTGCTCCTCCTTGTCAAACAACCAAGCATCACCCATAGGTAGTTCGCTAAGAAAGCCACCCGCTTCACACGCCATCTCAATGTTTGTTTTCATATCAGTAAGCTCCAAATCCAAACGCCAGTAAAGAACAGCCCAAGGCAGATCACTGCCAGCACTGTAAAAATAGACCAAAGCATGAATGCTCCAATCCTGTGCCATGTTTCCGGCACGGGGTCGATGTCATCAGGCACTGCCGGATACGGCTTGACCTTGCGGGTTTCTTCGTTCATGCTTTCCTCGCTTTCAGCATTGCGTCTGCCAGTGCGTATGCTTCTTGAGCAATGATTGGGAAATATTCATCCCAGTCCATTTCGTCGCTAACAGTGCCAAACTGGGTTCTTCGATAGGAAATAATAGTTTGCATCGCCTTGGCCGCAAAGTAATCGCGCAGGGTCATGCCGTCATAGAGCGAATTTTCAACGCCGGGATGGCATGGAAACGCTGGCCAACCTGTTTCTGCTGTCATGCTGCCTCCTCAGTCTTGCCCAAGTACGCCTTCAGCCGCTTAACTCGTTGCTTGTTGTAAGTCACCAGCGCTTGGGCGTACTCGACCCCTGATTCAGCCTTCAACAATTCATGCTCGGCGTGCATCAACTCGTGCGTAACGGCTTGTGTCGGCGTCACGGTCTTGAGCATTAACCTCAATTCAGTCCACAGATATTTCCACATGGTGCCCCCTAATCAACTGCGGCTTATGCCCGGCGGGAACGGCATCACGTACCCTGCGTTGGGTAAGAGTTGGCGCGGCTCATTGAAGAACCTACGCTCGGAGACCGTCTTCTCGGTGTGAAACTTCTGCGGAATCGCGTCGTACACATCTTTGATTGTTCGATCTAAAAATTCCATACGCCCCGACGTTGCCGCAGACATCAGCGCGTTTTGCAGATGTATAGGCAGCAGGGTGTGATGTGGGTGTTTTGTCATGTTGTGTCCTTGGTTGGGGGAGGGGGTGGGGGTACTCGCTGCACGGGATTTTGTTTTCTATGTCAAGCGCATACACACACCACATTTTCTGCGCTCAACATAATCCATTAACCTAATCCAGCATCCGCTTTCCCCCCGAAACTTAAACTCTTTTGCCTGTCTGGAGTCTGTCGGCGACCAGCTTGGCGTAGCCCGCGATGTCAACCCAACTATCAGCGTGGTCAGGGTCACCGTTCACGATACGGCCTAGCTTGGCGCAGATCATGTCCAGCGCCTCGGCTTGGTCGTACGCGTACGACTTACCGTGGACGCCAGAGTGCTCACGCAACACATTCTTGAGTTTGTAGGTAACGGCGGCTTGGTCTGCGAACCTGCCGTACGTACTGCCCCGCTGTGCCAGCGTTGCATCAATGCCTACAGGTGTGGCGGCACTGGGTATAGGAGGAATCTCAGGCGGTTTGCGAAGTTCGGCTTCAATGCGGTTAACTGTTTTTTCAATCGCCTTGTTCATGCTTCGCTTGGCCATGTACGCAGTCTGATACGGAACGCCAAACTCGGTGGCGACTTGCGCCACAGTTTGCTCGGGGTTGGCTACCATGTAGCGGCGCATCTTTTCAACGCGGGTAAGTTTCTTAGCCATTATTTAACTCCTTGGTTGTGATCACAGGTTGAAACCGGGCAGTAGCCACGGCAGGTAAAGTTGGGTTTGGGGTTCCATACTTTGTTCTGTACGGACGCCTCCAGCTGCCCAACGTCAGACACCCACGAGACCCACAGATCACTCTGCTGGTCGGCGAGGTATTCGGTCTTCACGAAGTCTTCAGCAAACAGGAACATGAGTCCTGCCTTGACCTTCTTGATGTGAGGAAAATGTTTAAAGATCGCAAGCGACAAAATCTCCAGCTGCTTGAGGTCAGCGTACTTGCTACTCTTGCCGGTCTTGTAGTCAACGGTTAACGCCTTGTCGTCTTGCAGGATGATCAAGTCAGCGATGCCACGCCACCACACGTTCTTGTCAAAGAATCCGCACGGCTCTAAGTTCACAGTCAGGCCGAGCTTGTTCTCGCACAGCTTCTGGCCGGGGATTGCGTTGAGGCTATCGAGTGCGGGTTGTATATCTTTCGCGTATTTCGCTGGAATCGGTTTGCCGGACTCGATGTACTCCTGCGCGATCTTGTGAATCTCGTTGCCGAACGTGAGTGCGTCACTCGGTGCTTCCTTCACATCCTTGGCGATGCGGAGATGGAAGTATTTCTTGGGGCACTGCTGGTACAGCGACAGGTTGCTATAAGACCACGTTACAGGCTTTTCCATTAACAATCTCCATAAGTTAGAGCCATTCCGGACTCACAGTTGAGGGGTAGGCCGGTGGCCCACGAGGGGGAAGTACGCATACAGTTCTCGATGTAGGCTTGCGCCTCCTTACCTTCTTCGATGGGGACCACGCAAGCAATCGCATCGTGCACAGTCAGCACCACACGATAGCGCTTCTCGATCTCAATCATCTGCTCACCGATGATGCAGCGGGCCACGGCTTGGCAAAGGTTCTCGGCTACCTTGCCGCCGTAGATACGGTTAGTCCCGTACCGCGCCTCGTAAGAGTACTGCCCATCATTCGTGCGCTGAAGTCCGGGGTAGTTCAGGTACAAGTTGTTGGGCAGCTTGATGCCCGTGAACGGAGACATCTCCAACAGCTTGACGGCGTCCACATCACCGAGGTCTTTCTGCGTAGCCATAGCAGCGAGCACAAGGTTGAGGTGGTTCCACCATTGGGCGATGCGGACATTGTTCTGGCGATACTGCTTGATGATGTGCTTGCAAGTGTCGAGGTCTACATCCTTGCCCATACCCCGCAGCTGTAGCTGAAACTTAACCGCGCCCATGCCATAGCCCGCACCAAGCACTGTGGTCTTGCCGATGAATCGCTCGGCGTCTGTAATCTCCCCGAACTCCTTGTTGTATATACGCGAGGCCATGTACTTGTACACATCCTGCTTGTCGGCGAACAAATGCAGCACATCATCCTGCCCCGCCAGCCACGCCAGCACACGGGCTTCGATCTGTGACGAGTCGCAGTCAATGATGACATGACCCTTGGGTGCAACGATACAGCGCTTGAGTTTGTTGCCCTGAGCCCCACGGCTCGGCAGGTTTTGCAGGTTGACCGAATCAGCACCACCCCAACGTCCTGTATGTGCAGCATAGAACTTCAGTGGGATGGGTAACTTGTGCTCATGAGTACGGCCCGCGATCTCAATGAACCTTTGCGTCCGTGTCTGCTCCAGCGTTGACTTAGCCCCAAGTCGTGCGGCCACAACCGCTTGTACCCGATCATCCTCATGGTCTAGCAGTGCAGTGAACTCCTCGTCGCTCTTGGCGAACGCGTAGGTTTCTTTCTGCGTAGTTGGGCTGATCTTCATGGGTGGGTACACCCCCATAGACTCCAGCAGTGCGGCGAACTTCTTGTTGCTGTTGAGAACTTCCGGCGTGATGTTGGCCTCGACAAATAGTTTCTGCTTGCGCTCATGCACCTCGACCAAGTGCGAGTTGAGATGGGCCACATCGAGCTCCAGCACAGGGTCGCTGAACATGCGTATGGTGATATCAATGAGCCGCTTCTCCTTGGTAGGGAAGCTGGTGTTTAGTTCCTTGTACAGCGCATAGGTCAAGTCCACATCGTTCTTGCAGTATTCGGCGTATGCCTCCAACAGGGGCGGTGTAAAGTCTGCGCGGCGCAGACCACGAGCGTTCGTTACTTCCGTTCCTTTTTGGCCTAACCCGAAGTGCAACGCCAGCTTCGCCAGCCCGACACTCGCATTGGGGCCAAGCAACGCACGAGCCATAGACAGCGTATCAAGCCACGCTTTTGGGCGGATGCCGTAGCGCCAAGTCAAGATGGCCGCGTCAAACATTGCGTTATGGGCTAACGCGAAGTGGTTGGCCCAATCAAACTGATGCAGCCAGAAAGCTGTGTCCGCGTCACTGCCACTGAACCACTGCGTAGGCTCATCGTTCACCTTGACGGCTACCCCGATGGTCTCAAACTGCTCACCCCGCACATATTCCTCAGTCGTCAGCTTTGACAGACTGAAGTCCTTGTCGTAGTAGGACTCAAAATCCAGAGTGATCATTGGTGCGGATTAAAATTGGCCCGCTGCGCATCATCAGCAGAAGCTGTCAAGACACCGTACTGGTTAAGTGCGTTCTGCAAAGAAGTCGAGTTAAGTTGACGCTCCCACGCATTCTGAGCGGCAGACTGCAAGATGCCGCCTTGCAAAGCGGCGTTTTGTGGGGTGTTGTATATGTTTTGTTTTGCATGGCTGTAGTGGGCCTCCCCATCGACGTTGTTATACACAACAACATTCATAGCGCCTACCAAAGTCTCACGCCTTGCCACCTTCTTGAGAGCTTTGGCTAAAAGTTTGCGCTCGGCAAAATTAAATTTACCGCGATCAAGTAGCCGGTCAGCGGCTTGGTAACTACTATCGTATGTAGAGTCCATCGCGTTAATCTTCTCCAGCAAAGCAAGAGTCTCCTGCGCTGCGAAAGCATATAGAAGTTTCTGTATCATGTAGTGCCCTTAGTAGGTTGAGTGTTGAAGTGACCAATGCAATGTCGTCTTCCCGAATGACTAAAGCAGTGCCGCCCGCTTCGCTGATGCGTTTGAGTTCCCGCTCTTGCAATGCCGTGGTCTGTCCCTTGCCCGCCTTGCACTCTATGCCTACGAACCGGCCTCGATAGCAGACGATGATGTCGGGAATTCCAGAGCGGCCTAAGCCGTTGGCAGAGGGGAAGAAGTAGTACGCACCGGCTTCTTTGAGCAGTGCGACTACTTGCTGTTTGACTTTGCGTTCAGGTGTAAGTGCCACTTTTATGTCCTTGGAGAGTCTACTGTATAGACCCCGTTGGACTGTGTCAAGTTATTTTTTATGAGGGGAAACACCTAGCCCCGGACAAAGCGACACGCAGTCGGATTGTCCAAAAAGTATAGACGAAAAAAGACCCGCACAAGGCGGGCCAAAAACCACAGGGGGTTGTTTATCTGACTATGAGGAAGTTGTCTGCATCGACTCGGTAGCCAACATCTTTTACCACCTCGTTGTCCTCCATCAGCTGAAGCACAGCCAACTTGTTCTGCCACTCCAATGGCAATGCTTCAAACGGTAGAAGGTCAGGTTGAGACTTTTCCGCTTCTTCCTTTGAGTCAAGCAAAGTGTTGTCAGTAAAGAACGCATACAAACCATCCATCAAGTGGATGGGTATCGTGCCCTGCGGTAACATCCTCATGTGCTGAGCAAGCATGTACTCTGACAGTGCATTCTCAAACTTGCTACTGTGCATCACCTCAGAGAACGATGATAGAAGCCTAGTGTCAGGCGGCTGGTTCCGCAAAAACGCGTTGAGCAGAATCTGTGTGCCTTCCATGCTAGGCAAGAAGTGACCGCGTTGGATAGAGACCTCCAACCTATTGAGAGCGTTTGAGTAACGGTTCTGCACATCCGTAACCGCCTCATACACAACCTTACCCAGCGAGGGACATTTCAAATAGTTCTTGGCGTTGCGTACCGCTGTGTCCATGTTGGTGGTCTTCGTGATGTTCCCTCGGCGGCTCCTGATATTCTCCGAAGACACTGTCAAGCACCACTTCTTAGTGGGGTCACGCGATACATTACGCTGGATAGACACGACGCCAAGGTGTCTACTGTTCTGCGTAACGCTCATGCGTAAAGCGTACTCGGTATCCTTCGGTGCTTGGCTGTTGTTCTGCATACACCTCGTCGTTGTGTGGTACTGGTCTTTGGCGGGGTCGAATGTGAAAGTCC